TCAGGAAGGCTTTACGGGCCAGGTGGGGTTTGCTGGATCGCTGGTGTTGTCAGGAAGGTCCCTGAGCGCCTGGCGATAAGTCCGCATGTCTTCGCTCAGAGTAGCGTCAGACAACGCCAAATAATCCGTTTCCGCGATAAGTCGGTTACGTTCACGGCGAAGCTCTTCCCACTGCTGATCAATTTCTAGTTCAGCGGCTTTAGCGGCAACAGCAGCTTCGTCAACTGCAATTTGATTGCCATCAGAATCAAATGCGCCATAGGCGCTGCTGACTCTTACAGCATTTGGGTAAAGAAGATAAGTCGCTTTAATTTTCATCCTGCTACCTCCATCAAAGTAAAGTGCGAGATTGGGCGCATTAACTTGCTTACGTTACTGTCATTTTCGTATAAGTTTATAAATAAGGTCTGAGTTGCGCTGCTTGAATGTCGAACTTTTACTCCATAAGTATATGTGCCTGCAGAGCCAGGGGTGTCTAAAAACATAGCATTTAGGGGTTGCGTTGAATCCTGCCTGTCAGGATCAGAATACCCAACTGCAGTAGCTCTGAATCTGCTGCCATCAACATCACCGATTCCAATACTGGTCCCACCACGGTTAAAGGTAAAACCGTAACTAGGAGTAGTAGCCATCATGTGCATAGTGCACATAATTAGAACTTTACTACTTGCAGCGACAGTAATTGATTGCTGAATAATGTTGCTGCTCTCTGTTACTGTTGCCAAACTAAAACTATCAGCGTCTGTTTTAAGTGCTTGCACAACCTGCAAAATGCTGCCCGTCGGCATGTCGCTCGACGCAAGCGATGCAAACTCCAGTTCCCCTGCCGTTCCAGAATTCATTAAAAACTGGTCAGCACTGCCGTTGCTGGTTGGCAGCGTGATCGTGTTATCGCCAGCTGCTGCTGGTGCCGCGATCGAAACGTCGCCTGAGGATGAGCCTTTGAGTCGAAGTGTCATGGTCAGGCAGCCTCCAGAGCGGTGACACGTGCCAGCAAGTCGGCGTTCTGTGTTTCTAACGTTTCAATCTTACCAATAGCCTCCTGCAACGCAGCAGTCAGCAAGGGCACCAGCTTGGACTGATCGATGCCTTGATAAACAGGATTGCCATCATCATCAACTTCGTTGTGCGCTCCAGTGACAGCTTCGGGAACAACAGCTTGTGCTTCATGTGCAAGAAAGCCATCAACGGTTGTTTCTGCATCAGCAATAAAGTTAAACCGCTTTGGAGCAAGTTGCTTGACGCGAGTAATTGCGCCGTCAAGATCAACAACGTTTTCTTTCAGGCGGTAATCAGAAGATGTGTTATATGAAGTTGATGACCCATTGCTTTTAATACTGCCAACGTTACCGCCGCTGCTATTCAAAAATGTTATTTGAGATCTAGACGTGCCACCACTCGCACCCGCACTTTTAACAATAATGTTAGCCCTATCGTCAGAAGTGGTGAAGTTAAAAAACGCGCAGTTTTCACTACTTCCACCATTTTGGACCCTAAGCACTTCGCCAAATGCTGGGGCAGTGTTGTTGATGCAAAGAGCGCCTGCACTCGTAAGCCTCATCCGCTCGGTCGGGCCGCTTGCACCGTCCGCTGTGGTCAAAAATGTAAGCCTTCCCGGCATATCATTAGCGCCAGGTGTTCCGTCGATTGTGCCGATAATTGAAGCAGCCTCTACAAACTGCGTCCCATCATTCCCTTGAAAAGAAACGGTGCCACACTGGTCTCCGCTATCGATAAGCACATTGCTACCAATAGTTTGTGAATTGTTCTTGGCAAGAACCAGCTGAGCGCCTTGCGTTGCAGCATCAAAATCTTGAATGATTGCTAGGGCTGATTCATTGTTGTTATTACCTTCAAGCTGAATGTAAGGCGAATTTGTGGAGTTGTAGAAATTAGCTCGCGCAGAAGACAGGCCCACTAACAACCGCCCTGAGCTATCAACCGTTGCCCTTGTGCTGCCGCCAGTCGCAACCTGGACCGTATCCGTTCCAAACACAATGCCAGTGTTGGAATCGGTGCCCTGCAAAGCAGGAGTAGTGGCGCTGCCGTTTACGCCGCTGATACCAGAATCGCCGTCAATTTGAATCGCCATAATCAGCTGATAACGAGGTGGCTGGTAGCAGGAACGGTCAAAGTCTGACCGCTGTTAATCGTCAACGGACCAACAGCATGAGCACCGCTGTTAGCCGTAATGCTATATGAGGTCGTTACAGTCAGACTGTTTTCATAAAAAACAGCGTCCGATCCACCACCAGTTGCGCCGCCACCGATAGCGCCCCACGCACCGCCTGCGTAGCCCTCAAAGCTGCTGTTTGTGCTGTTGTATCGAATATCGCCGTTAGCAGCCGTGTAGGCGTCACGTTCAGTTGTCGTACCAACAGGCACCCGCAAGGCGGTTGTGCTGCTGATGACGACATCACCCGTGAACGTCGGGCTGGCCGTTGGAGCTAGGCCAAGGTTGGCAGTTCCAATGCCACCAACCGTTGAGACGTTTACATAGCCATCATTGGCGGCGTTCCTGATCTTCAGGGTGTTGTCGCCAGTGTCGACGTACCACTGATAAGCAAACGTTGTAGCCGGGTCAGTGGCATTGCTGTTGTTGGAAGCAATAGCCGCAAGAGCATTGTTTAAATCTGAACGGAATGCCGCTCCCGTGGCATTCGCAAGATTCATGTCATGGGTTGCCACAACAAACCTGCCTGTTATCGCTTAAGTCTACTGCCCTCGTCCAACGCCGTTCGCCACATAGGTGAAGTTCCTATCGACGTTGTTGTTGCTTGCATCCAACACGTCAATGTCGAAGCCTGTGCTGCTGACGTTGGAAACGTTAAAACGCTCGTCAGGGCCTAAATTCAGCACCGTGACGCCAACGCTCGGCAGCTGCGAGTTAGCGCCCAACAAAGCCGACGTTCCAACAAAAAATGGCTTGGTGAACGTCACAGACTTTGTAGACGTGCCGCTTGGGATCGGCTGCACTGACTGGTCAGCTCGTGGTGTTAGCTCAATCTTGTAGCCCAACTCATCAACAAGGATGTTTTCGTCCACCTTGTTGCTGGTCAGCTCTGTCTTGAACTGGAAGCCGCGACCTTTAAACGTTCCACTGTTAAACGGTGCCCAATCCCCATAGGTCGGAGACCCACTTGGATCATCATTGGTGGAGCGTATATACAGCTCAGCGTTGACGTTGTTGACCGCCGCTCCATCAACATCAGTCCAGGTGTCAATCAGGGCAGTTCGGCCATCAACGGTGTCAGATGGCAGGAAGCCACGAGTGACGAAGCGACGTGAAAACTCAACAGCGTCTAACGCTAAGCCCATGTCGATGGTGTCCAGCAGCGTATAAGTGCCGAGCGACTTAATGTCGCCCAAGAAATCCATGATGGGGATCAGGTCAACGTCGGCAATGCTGTCGATCAACGTGCTGCCATCAAGCGTTAGCGCGTCGTATTGAGAGCTATAGAACGTGTCAACATGCGTGCCTTGGAACGGTAACGGTGTCTGCTGATCTTCGCGGTGGTTCTTGACCAGCAACTTGCCTACCGCATCAGGCAGATCAACAATCACGCTGGTGTCGTCAGGACTAAACCGGCCACCGTCATCAGCAAATTTGACGATGTACTCACCTTCAAGCAAAGGCACCGCAACGTCAGTGGATGAGCCTGCGATTGCTGTAATTAGGTCAACGCTGTTTGAGAACGTGGCGGTTCCATCGGTCAAACTGCTGTGACGGATATGAACCTTGCCGCCGACTTTTACGTCAAGGTCAACTGTCTGATCCCACTTTAGGCGTGCAGTATTTGCAGAGACTGGCTCAATCGAAAGGTTTTGCACATTGCCGGGCAAAGCTGTCTTGCCAGCAATGCCAAAGGATGCTTCTGAAATCGTGCTGGTCTTACCAATAAAGTTTAAAGCTTGAATTTTTACTTGAAGCGTGCCTGGCTTTAATGCCAACAAGCTGGCTGATGGAGACAACGTAGTGATCTCCGTGTAGTTATCGTTATCAACACGGTATGAAACCTTGTATTGAGAGACTCCTTCTGACGGAGAAGTCCAGCTGAGGCTGAAACCAACGTGAACGCCCTGACCTTCTTGGTATAGGTATTCATTGCCAGTAATGTTTGTAACTGGATCAGGCGCTACACTTAGATTCGATATGTCTCGCTGAGTCAGGTTTAAATCCTGCTCAACAGCGTCATAAATTGTGGGGTTGTATTGAAGAGCAGTAACGGCATACGTTCCATCACCATCGCCTTCTACAACGCTGATAACACGGAACTGCTGTGACTGTACGTCATTCGTTTGGATCAGGAAAACAGAGGCAGCGTTAGGAGCTTCTGAAAACGCGCTGCTAACAGTAATTACTGCACCACTAATGCTGCTGATGCTTTTGGTTTCAACTAAACCCGTTGGCATCATCACTGAAATAGTTGGTGATTCAGTCGAGCTGACCGACAAGTCTGTGGTGCTATCAATGGTTATTTCAGTTGTCGTGGCAGAGCTGATCCGTCCACTTCGTCGCGTTCCAGCTTTTACTGGATCGGCGACATCGATTACGGTTCCTGGCCTAAGAATTAGACCGCTGTCAACCGAGACAGAAAAATTAACCGTATCCGTAAGGTTGGCTTCTGTTAAAAGCAACCACTTGCCAAGCCTGTGTGCTTGCCCTTGCGAGTAACAACCAAGGGCACGAATGTCTTTATTAACAACGCCATACTTAGAAACCTGATCCGCAATTTCGACATATTCGTACTTGACCTCGCCCAAGTCGTCATAACTTTGGTAGGCAACAGTCGCGCAGGTATGGCGAGTCTTAAGGGCAGTGCCTGAATAAATGAACTCGCCGTTGACGACGTTAGACGGCCCAATCTGGTAACTAGAGTCTGCTGGCCTGTCTTGATTCAGCACAAGACTTCCGGCTCCGTAATAACTAAGCCCTCGAAATAGATTGGTAAGTTCTTGAATTACTGAGTAGACCTCTTTGCGTGTATTGATAACCATGTTGCAAGAAAATCTTGGCTCCTGCCCGCCTTTGCCATCAGGAACAAGCGTGTTGCAATACTGACTGATGCTGTAAAAATCAAAAACATCCAAGGTGGATTCAGGAATGCCAGCCCCGTACCTAGTGTTCGTAAGCAAATCGAAGAGCAGCCAAGCAGGATCGTTCGTGAAAGTAGCAGCACCTAGCGTCCCATTAAACAGACCGCTGTATGTAATCCTGCCGATGTGAGTTGTTGTATCTACAGTCGCGTTATGTGGAACTCTGACCTTGATTCCACGGACAAGATATTTGCGCTGTGGGATGTTACGAAACTGCCGTGCATCAAACTTGAGAAAGCACAGGGCACTGTTTGGATAGCGAAACTTCTCGTCAATAATTTCGGTGTAACTTTGCCAAAACGTTTTGTTTGCCAATCTTGCGCTAGAGCTATCCGCAGTTATTCTCTTTACGCGAATATCTACAGGAAAAGCACCTGTCAATGTGATCATATAATCCTTTTGGTAGTTGCTGCTGCTTTTGCCTTTAATGGTTGAATCTTCAACAGTTGTGTAGCCACCGCCGTTGTATTGGACTTGAATTTGAATTTGTACCGATGTTCCCCTAATGTCTCCATCGCTTTCAATGTTCTGAAGCTGAGGTATCTGAATCGTGACCCTGACTCGATCAACGTCAGTGTCGGTGATCTGACGAGTGACTGGTGTTGTTTGAAGAACTTCAACACCAACTGCTTTTTCAGATTGTGGACCTAGCGAGTCTGGAATATACGTTTGCGCTTGGGTGCCGTTTCGTGTGGCGAATGAATAGCCCGTAAAGTTATTGCTCCCATCAGAGCTTTGTACTGGCGTCCCATCAAGAAAAACACCTTTTTGGCCGCCTTCAATGCCCTCAATCTCACCTTCACTAATAAGATCGAGAACACGCGCATATTGAGTTGATTGGAGCGTGTCTGGATCTTCCGTAGGCGTGCCACCGCCGCCGCCGCCGCCTTTACCTCCGCCACCGCCGCCCGAACCAACAATCTTCAGCCCAAGACCAGCGTTATGAACACGAATCGTGTTCGCAATGAAAGTGTGGTGGCCTTCTACGGTCAAGTTATAAACCGTATGCGCTCCAAGCTCTGTGCGGTCAACGATCGGAAGCAGATGTCCTGCAACGTCAACTAAACAGTCGTCAGAGCCAAGCGTTCCGATCTCTACAAACGCATTGAATTGATTTAGCACCCAATGGTTAGGTGTTGCGTCTAAGCACTGACCGCCCCAAAGCGTGTACCTGATGACACGCTCGTTTTCATGCTCATGGACCTTAAGAACTTTGCCCTCGTGGATCTTGCCTTTATCGTCAAAACTGCAGACAATATCGCCAATCTCAATATCTTTAATCGCTTTGGTGGCGCCGGGAATTGACACAAGAGTGTCTCCGGCAAAGCAACCACCACCACCACTACCAACAATGGGCTTTTCAATCATTGCTCTACGTCCAGACCGCTAGAGATCACCACGCTGCCAGCGTAGGCGCGGCCAAGAACGATAGGAACTGGCACGCCCTGACGAGCTGTGTTCACAATCCCGCTAAAAGAAAACGACTCAAGCTGTTGCGCCTCTTCAAACTTTGGAGCACTTGGCGTGGGTGAAAGCATTTGCGCAACTCCGGATAGCACCAAGCCAACGCCAAGCGTTCCAGCAGCAATCGCCAAGCTTGTGCCAAAAGTTGCGGCTCCTCCCATAAGTGCAAAGCCGCCTTGTGACAAAGAAAAACCGACAGCTGGATTCAGAATCGCGACACCAATCAAAGCAGCACCAAGCAAGATCGACCCAATACCTCGGCCCGCACCAGTGACCACAGGCGTAATGCTGAACACCTCGCGCTCGCTAAACGGCAACAACAACGGGCTGACATCTTCCTCTGTCGCTTTTTGCCTGCCAACCATCACGCGGTAGGCCACACCGTCTTTCTCGCTATCCAACAACCACCGCTCCAGCTGCGGAAAGTTGACGCACAATGCTTTGATCGCCTGCCCTGGCGTGACTACATCAAGCTCAAAACGACACTGCCCCAGCAGCTCGCGGAGTGCGCCATAGACCTTAACGACTTTCATGCCTCAAGGCGCAGGCAGTGTTCTTCCAATAATAACCGCCGTAAACATCGCGGCTAGACAGCCTGCCCTGCACATGATGCAGCACTTGTTGATCCCCTAGGTAGATCGCAGCATGGTTCGGGACAGGTGAAGATAACTGCATTAACAGCGCATCACCGCGCTGCAACTCTTCAATCGGGATTTGGCGAAAGCCTTCCTTCTGAAAATTGTCTAAGTAGAGATTTTCACCTTGCTCCCACCACTGGTCTCGGCGGCCATAGTCCCTGAGCTGCAGGCCCCATTCCCTTGCGTACCAATCACGGCACAGGCTGTAGCAATCAACCACGCCATGGGCAAACACCCTGCCGACGTAAGGCAGCTCATACCCAGACGGCTCACAGTACCCCCACTCTTCAGTCAACGGGTTGATGATGTGCCATGGAACGCCAGTCTTTTCGCAAGCAACAAGATCAGCCTCTGATGGCTTGGGATTCATCGTTGGGTGTGAATGGATGACGGCAACGACTTGGCCCTTGTCTTCAGCATCGGCATAGTCAACCGGATCCATCACAAAATGCTCGTCTGGCGTTGCAGCCAAGTTGCGACAAGGGAAATAGCGACGACGCCCCTTAACCACACAGATCAGTCCACAACACTCTTTTGGATGCTCAGCCTGTGCGTGCTGAAGGATCTGTTCTTTGATCGTCGGTGGCAGCGTCATTGGCTGAGACCAACGCTGGGGAACGATCCAAACGGCAACGGATCGTTTTCACCAAACCGCAACTTGCAAGAGCTAAGACGCTTGCCGCAACGGTCTTGAGCAAGGCTGGCTGCAGCGTTGTCGTTCACATCAAAAAAGTTACTGCCGGTGTAACCGCATTCGCTGCTGCGATACTCCCACTGGCAGATGTTGGCAACACACTGACGCTTTGGCAGTTTTTGCCCAGCAACATCAAATTTGCTTGCTAACTCAAACGAAACTGCGTTTCGACTTTCAGAAGCCTTACGATCAATAAACCATCGTTCTTCAGGAAACGCAGCGTAAGGATCAGCATCACTATTCCCTGATGCGAAATTGGCTGCATCTAAAAACTTTTTAAGGGTACGGATTCGACGAACCTCTGCACCTGCAAGGTCATTGCCCACCGTTGTGGCATTAACCAGAAGAAGCAGGGCCGTAATCAGGCTGGTTGTGTTATCAACGGTAAGTGTTGGCCGTGGCAGCGTTCCAGTGTTCTTGTATTCAAATCCATCAGCTTTAACGGGCACGCGAAAATAAATTTCACCGTTCCAAACAATGTTGCCGGTCACTTGCTCGTTGACGCCTGGGTGCCAGCGATATATTTCAGAGCTGCCATGCAGATTGTTATCGAGGCGCAACTCAAACAGCTCGATAATCGCGCTGGGGTTAAAGACGCTCAGCTCTTCGTAAACGCTTGGGAAGCCTGTCCAAACAACAGTGTTGTCGGTAGTTGTATTGCCACTTTCAGTCGGCCAGTTTGGCTCGCTACTGCCTGACGTTCCAGCAGTTGTGCAGCGAAACCACAAACCAGTCGCCTGAGCAGTGGTTGCTCTTCGGATGTCACCGACAGCAAATGCAGTGCTAGCGGCCCATGCTGAAACTGCCATTACGGTTCAAAGACTTGACGGAATGTTGTAACGATCTCGGCACGATCGACAGAGGGAATAGTCTTAGTCCACTGCTCACAAACAAAGCTTGATGCGCTTGATTCCCCAGGTGGGGTGTATGTGAAGCTGGCAGAGTCAGCAGCGCGAGCGTCTAAGAAAGCTTCAATCGTGTCCGACTCAGACTCAGAAACCCTAAACGTCAGGTTGTAGATCTTTGGGTTTTGGTTCAGGCCATAGAGCAGACGGGTTTCATAACCGTCACCGAACTGCACCTTCCGTGTAGCTGGTGCGCTTGATTTGGTCATCCCCGGCGCGGGGTCAAAATCAGGAAAGTCAGCCATTACGCAAGCAAGCCTCCAGGACGTTTTTGTTTGACTAGCTCAGCCTGCACCGCAGCGCCGAGCATCTTGCCAAGTTGTGCTGCTTCATCACCGTTACCTTCAACAGACGACCCAGAAGCATCAACGTTCACAGTCACACTAGCGCCGCCCATCCCGCCGTTTGGAATGATTGTTCCGGCACGATCGGGAACGAACAGCTCAGGGCCACGTTCACCGACAAGTGCTGCTTTTCCAACTGCTGGACGACCACCCTTGGCAAAGGCCCCCGAGAAATCAAGCCCTGAAGTCAAGACGGCAGGAGAAGTAAAGCCACCGCCGCCACCGCCGCCGCCAAAGATTGAACTGATGCCTGACAGCAACATTCCGCCAATACCACCAGAACCTGATGGCCCCATGATTGCGGTCTGAAGCATTTGGCTGGCAATCTTTTTAAGCATGCTG